CTCTGTATGAAGTTCCACGCCTTCGTCACAATGTTGAAGCGGTTCAGCACCGTAGCACTGACAAGCTGATAGACGAACGGATTGCGCGACAGACCGGAGCGCATGTCACTGGCAAGACAGACCGCTGCAGCATGCGCGTTAGGTGCAGCCGGCACCTGCCGCCAGCGCAGCATGTCGATAACCTTCTTGAATGTATTTGCCATGATGCCCCCTTATGTAATCCGCGAGCGCACGTTGAGCGCCCAAGCCGTACTGTCCATTGCGTTGATCATCATCGCGCCGTTGCGACCATCGATGTTGGTCAAGCCGGTGACGGTAGTGATGGTTCCGCTTTCGATGATGGCCGTTTCGCGCATGCGGTTCAGCGACGAGTCGAAACCCATCGGCGACATGAGCATCTGCAGGATGCGCCACAGGAAATTACCCGATGGTGTATCGACGACAGGTAGCGGATTTGCAGACGATACGGGAGTTGCCTCGTTGTCCGCACCGAACTCCATCTTCGTGTAGGGATGGTGCGCACCGCCGACCTCGTCGGTAGCGAAGATGTAGCCCCCTGCGCCGGGGTTGGATGTGACGTTATCGGCCATCGCTTGCTCCCACCGCTGCGGCGCGGCACTTGTGGTAAATGCCGGTCACCTCGACCAGCTTATTGACCGTCGCGCCGAACGTATCATCGACCAGCGGCGGCAGTCGCTCGGGGCACGACGACACGGCGACAGGATTGCCCGCATCGAGCTTGACCGGTACGGAACATGCGGTGAGCATCAGGCAGAGCATGAGGTATCTCATTTCGCACCTCCCGACAGAGCTTCGTTGATCGTCTTCATCACGTCCGGCGTGTTCTTGCAGTCGCGATACACCGGTACCTCGCGAGTCTGTGTCTCCAGCGTCTGCTTGATCGTGACGTTACGCACGTCGATCTTCGCAATCTCATGGGCCGTGGCAGTCAGCGCATCGCTCTTTCCCTTGGCTTCAGCCAGTTCGAGCGCATCGCGGTGATCGTTCGCAACCTTCCAGCCACCGGCTGCCCCGATCGCCACCAGCACCGCCATGACTACGACATAGACTAGAGGATTCATTCTGTCTTCCCTTCCGTATAGACCTTAAAGGCCGCCGCTTGCAGGGCCGCAAACGGTCCGGTCACTGCTGCCAGCGTTGCCGCCACGTCGTAACCGCCGACACCTGCCGTTGCGTTAGCGAACTCAAACGCCCATGCCGTAACGCGCCATGTCATCCACATGGTGACGCACAGCACCAGCCGACTGAACGGCCGGCGCGTCAGGTTGTTCAACAGCCGCCACCACAGCGACATGCGGCGCTCTTCGGTCACGGCTCGCACCCAGCGGACCACAGGTAAATGAAGGTATGCGTGCCCGGCCCGAGATGCTCGACCAATGCAGTCAGCGTATCGACGCTATGCAGGATGCCCTGCTGCATCTCGCCCGACTTGTTCTGTAGCTCGCCGTAGCCGCTGCCGACCAGCGTGCAGCCATGCACGTTCGTTACGAGGTCGCCGCCCTTGCCATCACCATCGACATCCGCCAGCGTGTCACCTGCGAAGTTGCCGTTGTGGATCAGGCAATCCTGCCGGCCATGCTTGTTCTCCAAGCGCACGACGGTTCGCTTCAACATCGGGCTGTCCCACAGCCAGCCGTTGTACTGATCGCCGATGATGCACGACTCGCCGCGACGGTTGTCACGCCACGGCAGTTCAAGCGTATCGCATACGAAGCCGTTGGCCGTACCGAGCTTGCCGGGCGTGCCCCATACCTGCGACTTGCCGCGTCGGATGGTGACGATCATTGTCGGCGCTCCGTGTGATGGGAAATGCATTCCGACTTGTCAGCCTTACTGTCGAGCTTGGCGAACACTTCCTTGAACAGTGTCTCCATACGCTCGATCAGGTGCCGGATGCCTTCCTGCCTGACGTATGACGTTGCCATCTCCAGCCGTACTGCAGCTACATCCTTGTCGATACGATGCAGTTCGTCATGCAACGGGTCCAGCGTCTTGAGCTTGGCATCGACCGTCTGGAACCTGTCATCGATGCGCCTATCGCTGGCGGCGAATTTCTCGTCCATGCGGCGCATGTACTGACCCATGCCGATCTTGCCGAGCGCCCACAGCGCGCCGACGATTGCAACAGCAACCGAGATCAACTGACCCATCGTTATGCTCTCCATGACTTACCCCAGCAGTTTTGCAATCGACTCACGGGCTGCAGCGAGCTTGCCTTCGAGGTCATCCAGTTCAGCACGGGCCGTAACAATAGCGGCCTGCAGCGCCGTCTCGTCGTCACGCATGCGCACCAGTTGGTCACCGAACGACGTGATCTGCTCAACCAGCGCATCACGCTGCGCCTGCGCCGGAGCGAGGAGCGCATCGGCCTGTACCTGCGCAGCCTGTCGCGCCACCTCGATGATGTTGGCCGCCTTGGCTTCCGCATCAGCCTCGATACCGGCCGCCTTGGCCTGTGCGTTGCGCGTGCTGGTCGCAACCTTGGCTCGCACATCAACCAGTTCGCGATCGGCATCGGCAATCTGTGTCTGCAGGCCGGCCAGCGTTGTCTTGGCTTCCTCGATCTGGTTAGTTGCAGCATTTGCCTGCTCTTCGATCTGCTGCATCTGGTCGAGCGTATCGGCCGCGTCTGTCAGTCCCTTGACGAACGTAGCGAAACGACGCAGGTCGCCGGCTACTGTGGATTTGTTTGCCATTGTCATGCTCCTTTAGGTACGCAGCGGATTGGCGCGACGCATCAGCAGATAGACGCCGATGCCGCTGGCAGCGCCGCCCGTGATCTTCGGCCGGATGAAGCGCGGCCGCTCGACGATCTGCTTCATCGCATCGGTCAGCGCCGTGAAGCTCAGAGCCGCACCTTGCGCATTGTTCAGCGTGTTGTAGTTCGTACCGTCGTTGCTGCCCTCGATGACGATCGTTGCGCCACCGATCGTGCCGATGATCTGCACGCAGTTGTCGGCCCACTCGGGCAATTCGACGGCCGTAGCCGCACCATCAGCCGTTGCACCGCCAGTCCATGAGATCAGACGCGCGCTGCCGTCTCCCTCGCTGATCGGCGTCGGTCCAGTGATTGTCCATGCCATTTGTCATACTCCTTCGGTTAAAGCCCTGAACCGGGCGAGTGCGGTTGATAAGCGGGAACTACAGGTAGCCGATCCTCAACCACAGGGGCCGGCGGTACAGCAAAGGTCAGAGCGAGCGAGTCGAAACGGTCGGGTGATTTGATCCCGCGCCGCTTCGCATCGTCCTTGGATTCCAGCAGCAGTTCGCCGGCCCGGTAGCCGTACTGCAGCGCGGTCAGGTCGGTCATCAGGTCAGGGTCGTTCGGGATCGATGCGCCGATCAGCCACTCGCGCACGTTCGTCGCCATCTTGGCCCGCAGGTTGTAGTTCTGGCCGTCGTCCATGCGGATCGACGAATTGACATCGATCACGGTCTTGGTGATGCGGCCGGTCTTGTTGTCGATCTTGTCGGGCCACCATGCTCGCATCATATCGGCCACACCGGCACCGATCCCGATCGTATCGACAGCAATCTGCTCCAGCCGGATGTTGTAAGCGGCGATCTCATTGCGCGCTCTGGCCGCCGTCTGCACCAGATCATGCTTGCCCCACACGACCTGTTTCAGCAGCACCCGGCCGCGCCGGATCGACAGGACCGTCTTGTCGTCACCGAATCGCGCCACGTCCAGCCCGCACAGCAGGCCGCCGGTTGGCTGCACTTCCATCGGCCCGCGCGACATGGCAGTCCGCACCAGATCGCCGCTGATGAAACTGTTCGCGATCGAGCCTTCATAGTTGCGGTCGATCTCCTGCGCCACGATCACCGGATCGAGCTTCGAGCACTGGTCGCGATACCACGCTTCGTCCTTGCGCAAGTCTTGCCGCCAGTCGAACGTAAACTTGCTGATCTTGCCGCCATGTGCTTTGCGATAGAACGCATTGCCCGGTCCGTTCGGCGTGCTCACATCGATCTTGCAGTTCGAGGTTTGTGATAACGCAGCGTCAATGCTCTCAGCATGCTCGTAGAATGCCGACTCGTCCTTGAAATAAATCGAAGTCCGATTGCCTCGGCCGATGTTGTCGCCAGCCTCGCCGACGATCGCAGCGCCGTTCTCAGGGTTCAAGATACGCATGTGCGGTGCATGGGTCTTTTCGTCATAACCGCGTGGACGCAGTTCCTGCGGCAGCAGAATGATGAACTGTCGCATCTTCCAGAACAGCGACTTTGGATCACCGAGCTTGTCGACGTACTCTTCTTTGCGTGAGCCAAAGCCAACGACCGAACCGGGATAGAACCGCCACATCCAGACGGCGAACGCACAGCAGAGCCACGATATACCCATGTCGCGCGACTTTTCAGTCAAGCCATCCGATCGGGCAAGCCACCGCTCGCGCAACCACTCGATGAACTCGACCTGCCTCGGGAACAGAAGGAACGGCACCATCGTTGGCTTGCCGATTTCGGCCATGCGCGGATCGAATGTGACCCCGAAATCGTTGATAAACGCGACGGGATTTTCCTTGTAGAACGCAAGCACGCTCGGCACAAGTTCAGGTTTTGCACGCAACCGCTCGATAGCAGCGATACGTGACAGAAACACCGGATCGTAATCGGGGTTCTTCCAATCGAAAACGAACGGTGTCTCAGGTGCGCCCATTTCCAATCCCGATCATCTGTTTGTAGGCATCCTCGGGCGTCAGCGTCACGTCTGCCTTACTCTGGATGGGTGGCAGGTCATCAGCGCCACCGAGCGCCATCTTGTCGCCGAACTTCTTCGGCTTGAGCTTGGACAGCAACCACTGACGGGTCTGCACGCGCAGCCGGCGGTGATCGATCATGTCGCGAGTCTCGATCTCGCTGCCCAGCAGTTTGTCACGACGGATGATGCCGATCTGCTGCTCGTCTGCCACCTCAAGAATGTCCTCTTCCCAGTGTTCATACAGCACCTCACGGGCGCTGGCGTACTGTTGGGCGAATACTTCGTTTTGGCCGCACCAGAGCCGTAACTGAGCGAACCCGACGCCATGCATCGCACATGCTTTGCGAGCAGACAATCCGTCCCGTATGCTCTGGCAGACCAGAGCTACATAGACTTCCTTCTCAGCATCGGTAAATGCAGCCATGACTATCAGGCAAAGCCGCTCGTGAAGTCTTTGTCGCCCTGCGCATCAGCAGCACCAGGGTCTTCACCTTGTTGCGAGTAGATCGCCTGCACCTGCTGCAGCGCCTCTTCGATCGACTTGACCGGCGTGCCC